AAACAGTATGCGTAGAGGACAGAAATATGGGACGGCGCTGGTATGTTGTGCAGACGCGGGCAAGAGCCGAGATCAGCGCCGCCACGCGCATTGCAGCGATTGGCTTTCCGACATTTCTGCCCTTCGAACAGCGGATGCAACGTCAGGGCAAATGGTGGGTGCCCGTCAATGCCGGCCCGTTGTTCCCGCGCTACATCTTCGCCGCATTCAACCGGCAGAAGGACGATTGGGGTCAAATCCTGCGGGACCCGCTGATCCCGGCTTACCAGATTCTTTGCGATTGTCGCGGCCAGCCATGCCCGGTTCCATATCCCGTCATCCGCGCGATCCGGCGCATGAACAGGCCGCAGGTACGGGAAAAGCACGGAGCAAAGTTCAGCGAGGGTCAGGAAGTGCGGATCAAAGAAGGTCCATTCAGCAGCTTCTGCGGTTTGGTCGAGGGATCGTCATCAGAACGTGTGCGCGTGTTGCTCTCGTTATTCGGCCGCGAGACGCCGGTAGAGATGTCGGAAAGCGATCTGGAAGCGGTGTCGGCGTGACGCACAAACTTGACATCGAATTCACAAAGCGGCATTTCTCATGCGTTAACTGTGATTTGTCCGCCCAGCGCGGACGGCGGAGCGTGGAAAAACGCCGCCACAAAATTCCTGAAAAATCAAGCACTTACGGAAATTGTCGCGACCGGAAATTGACGGTGAGATCATGGGATTGAAATTGTCCCATCGTCTTCTGTGAGTTCATCTGGCGCAAATTTCCCCTGTCTCAATTCGTTCTCTTCAAACCAATGGCATTCCACTACATTTCTGTCGCTTTCCCAATGCTTTTTAACCGTCATGCGCGGACCACCCGACTTAAGCCGAACAGTGTCGCCGACTTGCCAGTTCGTCATTTGATTTTTCCTTCCCCAGTGAAAAACAATCAAAGGTAATCAAACATGGCGCGTGGCGGCAAGCGTGACGGTGCCGGCAGAAAGTCTGGCGTGCCGAATAAGGCGACGGCGGAACGGCAGAAGGAGATTGCCGCGAGCGGCGAAACCCCGCTGGATTATATGCTTAGGGTCATGCGGGACCCGGAAGCGGACCCTTCGCGTCGCGATGATATGGCGAAGGCCGCTGCCGCATACGTTCATCCCAAACTCGCCGCTGTCCAGCATAGTGGCAAGGATGGTGGGCCTATCGAAGTGAACATCGTTCGCTTCACCGACTCCACCACAACCCCGAAAGGATCGTAATCATGTCGTCACCCGGCCAGCCGATGCCTCCTGGAAATGGTGGGCCGCCGCCGCAGTTGATCGCGCTTGCGGTCCAATTGCTCCAGATCGAATTGCAGCGGGCACAAATCCTCGGCGCTGCGGCCCAAATGGTGCAGCAGATGGGGAGCCAAGGCGCTCCGGCTGACGCAGCTTCCGGCCCTGTTCCGCCTCCCGCTGGGCCGCCGCGCCCGACAGGCCCTGTGCCGGTACCGACCGGCCCGCGCGGTGCAGTCTCGCCAGTTGGCATGCGGCCGACACAGTAGGAGGCTCAAATGCCCAGCCGCTCGCCCGCCCAGCACCGCCTCATGGAGGCCGTCGCGCACGATCCGGCCTTTGCGGCCAAGGTCGGTATTCCGCAAGACGTGGGGCAGGAGTTCTCGCGCGCGGATGAAGTGAAACGCCACGATCTGCGCCATCCGAAGACGGGCCGCTTTGTTCCGGCCAAGACGGTGCCAGCGCATTCCAAGGGCCGGGTCGGCTATGGGCTCCACAAAGGGGCGGTGGTGACGCAATAGCGAGGCATCCATGCCTGTCGCTCATAGCCAAATCCGCGAGACCATCGCAGACGCAGGCCTCAACCTTCGAAGCCACCATGTGCGCGAGGAAGGTGAGGTCTACATCGTGGAAGACGCGCACAATGGTCACGCCGCTTCGATTGCGCTACGGGCCGAAGAAATGGTGAATCCGTTCGTCGTCCTCGGCCGCATTCGACACGTCGCCCGGTCACTGGCCGAAGACTGAATGTCTGCCATAACCTTGCCTCACGGCGGCTGGCGACCGCGTGACGATCAATTGCCGCTATGGTCATACCTTGAACATGGAGGATTACGGGCGATCGAGGTCGCTCATAGGCGATGGGGCAAGGACGACGTTGCCCTCCATCGCGCCGCCTGTGCCGCCTATGAGCGCGTCGGAACTTATTGGCACATGCTGCCAAAGGCCAACCAGTCGCGGAAGGCAATCTGGGAAGCCGTCAACCCGCGCACCGGCAAGCGTCGCGTTGATGAAGCCTTTCCGCCGGAAATTCGCGAGGACTTTCGCGAGTCCGACATGTTCTGCCGCTTCAAAAACGGCTCAACGTGGCAGGTAGTGGGTTCCGACAATTTCAACAGCCTCGTCGGTTCGCCGCCGGTCGGGATCACATTTTCAGAATGGGCGCTGGCCGATCCCCATGCATGGGCCATCCTTCGACCTATCCTCGACGAAAATGGCGGCTGGGCATTGTTCATCACCACACCGCGCGGCCGCAACCATGCACACCGCACACTCGAACTGGCGCGATCCGAGCCGGACTGGTTCGCGGACGTAAAGACGGCCTACGACACGGCGGTATTCAGGCCGGATCAATTGGCCCGCATCAAGCGGGAACTGATCAAGGAGTGGGGCGAAGAAGACGGCGAGGCCCTGTTCGATCAGGAATATGGCTGCAGCTTCGATGCGCCGCTGGTCGGCGCCTATTATGCCAAGCAGATCGCACAGCTTGAGGCCGCGGGGCGCATCGTTGATGGGATCGAGCACGACCCCAACCATCTGGTCGAAACGGCGTGGGACCTTGGCTATAGCGATGACACCACAATCTGGTTCTTCCAGACGGTTCTGAATGAGCCGCGGGTTCTGGGCTATTACTCGGCGCATGGGCAGGACATCACCCACTACGCCGACAAGTTGACCGAATATGCGGAGCGCAAGGGATGGCGCTACTGGAAGACGGACCCGCGCGAAGCCCTGCATTGGGTGCCATGGGATGCCAGACCGAAGACTCTGGCAAGTAGGGGCAAGTCCCTCCTCGAAATCGCGTGGGAAGAACGGCAGCTTTCGCTGCGCGTGGCACCCAATCTTTCCGTGCAGGACGGCATCCAGGCGACCCGGAAGTTTCTCGCCAAGGCATGGTTCGACAAAAGCGAGTGTGCCGACGGCATCGAATGTCTACGGAACTATCAGCGCGAATGGGACGATGATCGCAAGGTCTTCAAGTCCACGCCGCTGCACAATTGGGCCAGCCACGGCGCGGACGGTGCTCGCATCATGGCGATTGCACAGGCCCAGCGCGAACCCATTGAGCGCCAGAAGCCCAAGAGCATCAAGCGCATCGAAGACATGACTTTTGACGAACTTGCCGAGATCGGATCGCGGATGCGGCAGCAGGAGTATCGGGTGTGAATGACGATCAGACCCCGCCCGATGTGCTGGCCGAGGCCAAACTGGTCAAGGAATGGCTCAACCGCATCACCATCACGATGGAGTATTTCAAGCCGTACTTCGAGCGCGGCGACAAGATCGTCAAACGCTATCGGGATGAAAGGTCCGACAGTCTCGCCGTGGCGCGGGACAGGCGCTTCAATCTCTTGTGGTCGAACGTGCAGACCTTGGGGCCTGCCGTCTATGCCAAACCGCCGAAGATGAACGTGACGCGGCGGTATCACGACAAGGACGCCATCGCCCGCATCGCCAGCATGGTCTTGGAACGCGCAGTCACCTACGAGATGGACTGCAGCGACTTCGATGAGGTGATGACCCAGGGGCGGGACGATTACTTGCTGGTCGCGCGCGGCACGGCTTGGCAGCGGTATGAGCCAATCATCATCAAGGTTCCTCTCACCGCGCCTGATGCGCCCCAGGCGCCCGAGGACGGCAGCGGACCGGCGCCGAATGCGCCGACTGGACTTCTTGCCCCCGCGCCGCCGGGCACGGAGGGCACCGAACAGCAACCCCCGCAGCCGTCCTATCAGGAATCGCTCGCTGGTGAACACGCACCACTCGATTACGTCCACTGGAAGGATTTCATCCACGATCCGGCGCCGACGTGGAAGAAGGTGCGCTGGGTCGCGGCGCGCACATTGCTCGACAAGGACACGGCGACGAAACGGTTCGGCGCGGAACTGGCAGGACAACTGAAATACAATCGCCGCTACCAGAAGGATGATCCCCAGTCCGGTTCCAAAGCGAATATGCCGGCGACGGTAGATGACCTGACCTTGGTGTGGGAAATCTGGGACAAGAGCACGCAACAGGCGCTCTGGCTCAGCCCCGACATTCCGACGCAATTCCTCGACCGGCGCGATGATCCGTTGCACCTGCGCGATTTCTTCCCGTGTCCAAAGCCGCTTTATGCCACGCTGACCAATGACCGCCTGATACCGGTGCCCGATTATGCGCTCTATCAGGATCAGGCGCATCAGATCGACGAACTGACCGAACGCATTGCATTGCTAACCAAAGCAATCGCGGTGCGCGGCGCCTATGACAAGTCGAACAAGGAACTTGCCAATCTTCTGAATGAGCGGCCGGAAAACTTCCTTGTCCCGGTCGATAACTGGGCGGCATTCGCGGAGAAGGGCGGCCTCAAGGGCCAGATCAGTTTCGTCCCGCTCGACCAGATTGTGGGCGTCCTCGACAAGCTGACTGCGATGCGGAACCTGCTCAAGCAGGACGTGTACGAGATCACCGGGATTTCCGACATCGTGCGCGGCGCTTCGATGGCGAGCGAGACGGCGACAGCCCAGCGCATCAAGGGAAACTTTGCCACGTTGCGGCTTGACGACCGGCGGAAGGCCGTATCCCGTTTCGCCCGCGATGGGCTCCGTCTCACCGCCGAAGTGATTGCCGAGCATTTCGAACCCGCCACGATCCGCCAGATTTCAGGCTTCGATCAGATGACGGAGATTCTGGAACGGGTCGCGCAGGGAGAAAATGCCGACGAGATATTCGACCAGGTCATGGAGATGCTGCGCAACGACCCGATGCGGCTCACCCACCTCGATATCGAGACAGATTCGATGGTGGAGGCCGATCAGGCCCAGGAACAGCAGGACCGGGTACAGTTCCTGAGCGCGGCGGGATCGTTTCTTCAGCAGGCGGTCACGGCAGGCCAGCAATTGCCGGCGCTCGTTCCGCTTCTCGGCCAGATGCTCATGTTCGGCGTGCGAGGCTTTAAGGCGGGGCGCGAACTCGAAGACGTGTTCGAAACCACGATGGCGCAATTGGAGCGCGCCGCGGCCCAGCCCCCACCACAGGCCGCAGAATCGGCGCCGGAACCGGACACCAGCATGGCACAAATTCAAGCAGATACGCAGCGCGCGCAGGATGAACTCGCCGTGAAGCAGGCCGGGATTCAGCAGGACGGCGAGATCGAACAGAACAAGCTGCAGCAGAAGGACGCGATTGAGAAAGCGGAACTTGCGCTGCGAGAACGCGAACTGGAAAGCAAACTCCAACTCGCCCGCGATGAACTGGCGATGAAGTTCGGGCTCAATCCTTTTGACGGCTACCGCCCCTTCGCTCAACCGGCTGCGCCGGTGCCAGCGCCCACCGCTTAAACGCTACCCAAAACGAAATGGCTGTCATGTCCGACGCTCTGATCGAGCGGGGCGCGTGGGTGCTCGACCCCGACACGCTCCGCTGGGTTCCTAAGGATCAATATCGCCGTGCCGTCCAGCGCAGCCGCGAGGCGCGCCGGATGCGCTCCGATCTGCCGTCTCCGCAGGTCATGCGGGACATCCGGCCATTTGTGAATGTGGCCGTGGACGGCGCCGAAATCTCGTCGCGTAGCGCCAAGCGCGAAATGATGAAGCGGCACGACCTGATCGAAATCGGCAACGAAAAACGCATCACGAAACGGCAGGGCCTCAAGCGTCTGCCGAGCGTGAAGAACAGCATCAAGCGCGCGGTGCAGGAGTTGAGCTGATGGCACGAAACATCCCCGTTTCCGGCGCGTCCAAGGATTTCCAAGCCGAATGTGATCTTCGCACGCTGATCGAAGCCGAGAAGATCAAAAGGGACAAATCCCGTTTTCGCGCGGCCCTGTCCCTCCGCGACAAAATGAAAACGGACATGGAGAAGATCGATGGACGATGAGACGCAAGACCCAGCGCTGACGACTGACGACCTTGGCGCGGTCTCTGATCTCAAAGCTGAGCCGCGCACCGTGCGCGAAAGCCTTGAGGAAGCCCAGACCGCGTTGAATGCCGGTGGTGACCAGCCAGCCGCTACGCAAGCGCCTGAAGGTGGAAAGCCTGACAAGGCCGCCGCGGTTATGAAGGAAGCGCCCGAGGCGACGATGGGTGCCGGGACGCAGGCACCTCAGCACTGGTCGGCCGAAGACAAGGCGATGTTCGCCAAGCAGTCGCCCGAAGCCCAGCAGTGGCTGCTGGCCCGGCACAAGGCCATGGAAGGCGACAACACCCGCAATTCGCAGGCGCTGGCCGAAATGAAGCGCCGGTTCGAACCGATCGATCAGATCTTTGCGCCGCATCGCGAACGACTGACCCAAACCGGCCAATCCGAGTCCGACGTGGTGCGCAACCTGCTTGCCGCACAATTGTTCCTCGAACAGAAGCCGGAAGAAGGCCTGATCTGGCTGGCGCAGAACCTCAACGTCGATCTGCGCAAGGTGGCCGGGAAGCTCGGTGGCACCGCGAACCCCGATGCCGATGACGATCCGTTCGGTACGCTTCATCCCAAGGTGGCCGAAGCCTTCAAGATGCTCACCTCGAAGGTCGAGCATTTCGAAACCCAGGCGCAGCGCGCCGAGCGCGAAGCTGCTGAACAGGCCCAGCACCAATTGCATCAATCCATTACCGAGTTTCGCGAGGCGAAGAATGCTTCCGGCGAACTCCTCTATCCTCATATTGCCGATCAAGAGGTGACCGCGACGATGGCGGCACTCATCAAGTCTGGCAATGTGAACATCGAACAGTGCGGGGGGCTCATTCCCGCTCTGAAGACCGCCTATGAAAAGGCCATTTATGCCGTACCGGGCACCCGTGACGCCCTTCTGAAGGCCGAAAAGGCCGCGAGCGAAAAGAAGGCAGCAGACGAACGGGCCCGGCAGGTGGACAAGGCCAGGAAAGCGGGCGTGAGCGTGTCCGGGGCATCCACCTCGGCGGCTTCACCGGTTTCGAGAGGTTCGGTCGGCGCCACCCTGCGCGAAACAGCGCGCGAGATGGGGTGGAACGTTTAACCAACCCAACCAAAGGAGATTTCAGCCATGGCTTCACCAGGCCTGTCCGAAATCGTCACGTCCACGCTCGAAAACCGCAGCAAGGACATTTCGGACGCTTTCACCAACAACACCGCATTGATGTTTCGGCTCAACGACAAAGGCAACAAAAAGCTGCTGTCGGGCGGCCGTACCATCGTGCGGGAAATCGCATATGCCGAGAATGGCACCTTCGGGTTCTATTCGGGCTACGACACGCTCAATGTCTCGCCGTCTGATGTATTCACGGCGGCGGAATATAACTGGAAACAGGCTGCCGTCGCGGTGTCCTGGTCCGGTCTTGAGCAATTGCAGAACTCGGGCCCGGAACAGGTGTTCGATCTGATCGAGGAACGCATTACCAATGCGGAATCGACCATGGTCAACAATCTGTCCGATGGTCTTTATTCGGACGGCACCGGATTTTCCGGCAAACAGGTCGGCGGCCTTCAATTGCTGGTCAGTGATGCGGGAACCGGTACGGTCGGCGGCATCAATGCCGGCACGTGGGACTTCTGGCAGAACTACGTGTACTCGTTCGCGGCGCAGTCGGGTGCACCGACGCCGGGACCGACCACGATCCAGCGCGCCATGAACACCACGTGGTTGTCCACCAAGCGCAATCGCGATCAGGTCGATCTGATCGTCGCGGACAACATCTTCTACAGCTATTATTGGGAATCCCTGCAGGCGCAGCAGCGCTTCATGGATGCCAAAATGGCTTCGGCGGGCTTCGACAATCTGAAGTTCAAGAACGCCGACGTGGTGGCGGATGGCGGCCTCGACGGCGATGCACCGGCAAGCCGGATGTACTTCCTCAACACGAAGTATCTGCGGCTCGAAGTTCACAAACAGCGCGACATGGTTCCACTCGGCCCCGGCGAACGGTCGTCCGTCAATCAGGACGCAACCGTCAAGCTGCTCGGCTGGGCAGGCAACATGACGACCTCTAACCGGCGCCTGCAAGGCGTCATCCGGCCGTAAGGAGGTGCGAGATGTCTTTTCAGACTGAACAACTGCTCGGCGCGGATTTCTCCCGCGTCGATGATACGGCAGCCTTTGCGGTCGGGACCGTGGCGCACGGGACGGACGGCGGGGAATGGACTTACGGCAAGGCAGGTGGTGCGATCACCGGTGCTGACTATGTCGCGGTTCTCGATGCGGCGTGGTCGGCCACTCTGGCTTCCACCACCAATTCGCCGTTTGGTCTGCGCATCGGCGTTGCACCCGGTGCCATGGCCCAGAACCAGTATGGCTGGTTTCAGACCGGCGGCGTGCGTCCCGGCATCCGTGTCAATGCGTCGTGCGCGGCCAACGTCAAACTGAATACCACCGCCACCGGCGGCCAGCTTGACGATGACGGCACCGGCGGCGCGAAGACGGCTTCAGGTATCGTGCTCACCACGGCCAATGGTGTCGCGGCGGGCAGTGCGCCGGGCGTCATCTTCAACCCGGTGGTCGGCGCCACCCTCTAACCAATCTCATGAGCAAGTAGCGGGTGCGGCAGCGATGACCGCACCTGCTTTTGCCGGAAAGGACAATCATGTCTATCCAGAACGGCGCATTTCTCGCGGGCTCCGGCCTTGACGCCGACAGTCTGATGAGCGCCGACGATCTCACCCGCTCGCAAGGTGCGGCCAACATCATCCCGAAGTTTTTCAACCGCACCGTTTCCCTTGGCGATGGCCAGTTCGCGGATGAGGAACTGGTCGAATTGCTGGTGCCGGGCGATGCCAAATCAGGCCCGGTCCATGTCGTGACCGAAACCATCAAGAAGAAATTCCCCGGCGCTTATCGGGCCTGGAAAGAGGGCCGCGACACGGCCCGCGAAGGCACTCCGCTGGAACTGATGGTGGGCGATGGGGCGCTTCTCCATACCCTGAAGGCCGCCAATGTCCACACGGTCGAACAACTGGCCGGTCTCACCGATGGACAACTCGATATCGTGCCGATCGATGGCCGGGGCTTGCGCGAGCGCGCACGCAAGCGGCTGGAAATGCTGAAGTCGGCCAAAGACGCTGCGGCTGAAGAAGCCAAGGATGCCGAGATCAAGGAATTGAAGGCCAAGGTCGCCGAACTGTCCAACCTTCTGAAGCCTTCGGCCACGGCCAAAACTGAAGATGACGATGGCGCAGCCGCCATGGGCCGTCCGCCCGAAGGTGCCGTGCCCGCGCCGCAGCAGCGTCCGCCACGCCCAGTCCCGCGTCCGCAAGCGCAGCAGCGGTAAGCCGTCATGGACAAGGCCTTTCTGGAAGCCCGCGCCCAGCAATATCAGCAGGCGCGGGCCAATGCTGCACAACTCATGGACCAGTCCATGCGCACCATCATCGAATGCGATGCGATTTTGCGTGAACTGGCTGAATTGACGGCGGCAATCGATCAGCCTCCCGAAAAACCCAAGAAGCCGTCCAAAGCCCATGCCTGATAGCGTGCTCCAGATCATTCAGGACGCCATGGACGAACTCTCCCTGCCGCGGCTCGCGTCTGTGGTGGGGAGTTCCGATCCAATGGCCCGGCAGATGCTTTCCCTGTTCAATGCCCATGGCAAGGAACTGGCGAGTGATACCGACTGGACGATTCTGGATCGCGTCAACGTCTTTCCGACCGTTGTTGATCAGGCCGAATACGATCTGCCCGGCGATTTCGATCATCTGGTGATCAACACGGTGTGGGACCGGTCGCAACTGACACCGGTGCGCGGGCCCATCAGCCCGGCCATGTGGCAGACGATCAAATCCGGGCTGATCGGTAACGGCATCTACTTCCGTCGCTATCGCATCGTCCGCGGCGTCAATATGGCGGTGCGGAAATTCGTGATCGACCCGACGCCGGGAACAAGCGGCGCCGATCTGGTCTTTGAGTACATCTCCAACGCATGGGTAAGCCTGAATGACGGTTCATCCATTTGCACGCGCGTCACGAACGACACTGATTTCCCGCTGCTCGACGCCACGCTGATGCGGCTTGGCCTCAAATGGCGGTTTCTGCGCGCCAAGGGTCTGCCGTTCACGACCGAACTGAACGAGCACAATGAAATGCTCGACAAGATTTCTGGTCGCGACCGGCCGGAGCCCGGCGCTTCGCTGGTCGGGCCCGGTCTGGTCCAGCGTTTTCTCGGCTATCTCAATATTCCCGAAACTGGGTATGGCAATTGAGACTTTCTGCCGCCCTCAAGCGCACGCCGCGCAACTCCGTCATGCTCGCGCCGACCGGCCAGATCACATCCCAGCCGGCGCCGACGCGCGGCTGGAATGCGCGCGACCCGCTGCCAGCGATGAAACCTGCCGATGCCGTGGTGCTCGACAATTATTTCCCGGATACCGCCGATGTCACGCTTCGCGGCGGATGTGTCTCCCATGTCACGGGCCTTCCCAGTCCGGCCGAAACCCTCTCCGTCTATGGCGCGGCTTCGGCGGAAGAGATGTGGGCTTGGGCGGCGGGTGGCATCTACAATGTCTCGTCGGGCGGGGCGGCCGGAGCCGCGGCCGTTACGGGGCTCACCAATTCCCGCTGGGAAGCGGTGAATTACAGCACCTCGGGGAATCATTTCATCGAAGCGGTCAATGGCGTCGATGAACTTCTGATCTATGACGGCACGACGTGGCAGAGCGTCAACGGTTCCAGCACGCCTTATGCCATCACCGGCGTCGATACGACTGATCTTGCCTTTCTGTTCGTATTCAAGAAGCGGCTGTTCTTCCTGGAGAACGCCAGCCTGAAATTCTGGTTTCTGGCGGTCGATTCCGTTGCGGGGACGGCTACCGGTTTTGATCTCGGCCCAGTCTTCAAGAGTGGGGGGCATCTCGTTGCCGGTGGTTCATGGACCCGCGACGGCGGCGACGGCATGGACGATCTCGCTGCCTTCATCACCAGCATGGGCGAGGTCGCGATCTATTCCGGCACGGACCCTGCTGACGCCACGAACTGGTCCCTGATCGGTCGCTACGACATTCCGCCGCCGATTGGACGGCGCTGCCTGATCAAGACGGGCGCCGATCTGGCGGTAATCACCATTGACGGTGTAATTCCGCTGGGACGCATTCTGAGCCTCGACCGCGCTGAAACCAACAAGGTGGCGCTGAGCGATCGCATTCGCAAAGCCTTCAGCAGCGCCGCCAGTCTCTATCGGAACTCGTTCGGGTGGGAAGCGATCTCCTATCCGGGTGGGTCGCAGGTCCTGTTCAATGTTCCTGTGCAAGAAGGTGTCGAGCAGCATCAATACGTATTGAACGCGACGACCGGCGCATGGTGCCGCTATCTCGGCTGGAACGCGCGGACCTGGGCCGTCTTCAAGGAAAAGCTCTATTTCGCTGACAACGGCGGCAACATCATTCGTGCCGATGAAGGCAATGACGACAATGGCGAGCCCATCGTCGGCTCTATTCAGGCAGCATATGCCTATCACGGCGGCAAGGGACGGCAGGCCAGTTATCAGATGGTCAAGCCGATCATCGTCAGCGGACCATCGCTGAAATATGGACTGGGCATCGCGGTCGATTTCGATACGGATGTGCAGATCGGGGTTATCGACACGTCCGGCGATGATGCCGCGCCGGTATGGGACGAAGCGACGTGGGATGTGAGCGCGTGGTCCACGGTGACCACGTTGAAAGACTGGCGCAATACCCCAGCCATCGGAACCTGCGGCAGCATCCTGTTTCGCACTTCGACCATCGGATTGCCGGTTTCGGTCACCGCCTTTGATCTTCTTCTCATCGCCGGGGGGCCGCTCTGATGTTGAGCCTCGTCTTCTCCAAGAGTGCGGAAGACCCGTTCAACGAGGCCATTGCCCGTTGGGTGATGGAGCGGACTCATATGCACCGCGTGCTGATCCCGCGCACCTATACCGCAATCGGTGTGATCCGCGTCGGCTCGCAGCAAGAACCAAAGGTGATCGCGGGCGTTTTGTTTCACGATTTTTCGCATGTTGGGAGTGGCGCGCGCATCGAAGTGAGCATGGCGGCTGATGATCCATGCTGGGCTCGGCGCGGCGTG